TTAGTTCTTTTTGTCTTCATGATATTCTTCTAATATTTTAAGGGTGAGTTCCAATTTTTCTCTATACATTTGTACGACAAAGGTTAACATTTCCATATAGGTATCTATTGTATCACTACCATTCCTATTATCCTCTGCAAGAGCTTCTATTTTGGTATGAACAAGTATGTCAGTTAAGAGATCTATATCTCCCTGAGAAAGGTTGCTTTTCATATCTAAGCCAACCCCCTCCGCTTCTTTTGCGAGTTTTACAGAAAATCCTATTTCTTTAAACTCTTTCTGTGGTGTTTCTTTTATTGTTTTCATTGTTTACTAAAATTCGTTATTTTTAGAAAGTTACTCATCTATTTGCATTTTGGCTATCCATTTTTTCACTATGTAGGAACCTTTAATAAGTTTTCTTGAAAAGCCTTTGTACATGTTCCCTGTCAAAGGACTTTTACCTACATCAATGGTAGGAAGTAATTTACTAACGATTTGTTCAAGGGTATCCAAATCAATGTTCATTTCGTCTATAAGGATATTTTCAATTTGTTCTGTGCAGTCGTCTGCCTCTTCGTAGTCCTCGTATTCAAGCCCTAAAACAGTACAAGCGACCTCCTCAATATCAATTCTCATTTTATTTTTCATCATCAATTAATTTAATTATTTGTTTTAATTTCTCTTGGTTGGAATTTACAATGAGGGCAAGCACTTTCATATAAATATCAATTGTATCACTCCCCTCCTTTCCCTCTTGGCTTCCCTCAGAAAGGCTTTCTATCTTAGTTTGTACAAGTATGTCAGTAAGCAGATCTATGTCTTGACTGCCAAGATTACTTTTCATTTGTAAATTGTGTCCCTCGCCCTCTTCCACAAGGTAAATAGATAATCCTATATCAGAATTAATCGTCTTTGATTTTTTGGTTATTTCCATGTTTTACAAGTTTTGAATATTTATATATTTTCTGTTTTTACTTGTTTTCTTTATCTTATTTTAGGCTTTTACCTAAAACTATTACGAATACACAAAATCCTATTCCAACCATAACCGAAAAAACTATTTGTGTATATATTGGATCCTCAAATATAAGTGCTGATAAAATTACGAGGAATACTCCTATAAAATATAGAATTAATAAATTTGATATTTTCATTTTTGTATATGTTTTAAAGGTTTGTTTAAATTTTCCAAGTCTTTTAATTCTTCTTTGGTAGGAAGTTTTTCCCGCAGCACACATGTAACTAAATATCCTAATCGGTTTCTCCACTCTATACGAGCTTTGTTGAGCTTGTACATATTGTATATAGCTATTGCTAAAAATATTAATAGCAATAGAATAATAAAGTTTGTGTTATCCATATTTTTCTATTTTACCAAGTTAAAGTTGCATCATACAAAACACAAAAAGCTCTTACTTCAGATTTATCAAAATCAAGATTGGCTGATCTTACAAGATTATAATGTTTTTCGCACCACCAAAGAGGAAAGTTTAAAGAAATGGAGGAAACTTCATTTCCTTTCAAATCTATATTGGCATTGTACTTGTTGATTAAAGAAGTTATATATTCTACAATTTCACTATAATCTTCTACTTCTCCTAAGAATTTTTTACAATCTTCTTTATTAGAAAACGCCTGATCTATTGTAAAAACATATGGCACTTCGTCTATATCCAAATAACCTGTGTCGTACTGAAGTCCACAACTTATTTCCTCCTCCATTAGAGATATTAATTTTTTAAGCTCTTCTTTGTTAGAAATCTCTAAGTGAGCTACATCTCTAAAATGGTCTATTCCTTCTTCGGTTTCTTCCATTTTAAGGAATTCAATTACACAATGTCTTTGATTTGTTCTTTGTTCCTTGTTTAAAATCTTATTAAATATTTTAAGTTGTTTTTTGTCGTTTGTATTCATATTTTTTCAATTTTTACTATGTATGCTTTGTAATATTTATTTTTGGTTTCTACTTCTTCAAAATATTCTTTTTTTTCTAAGAATTTACCCTTTATTTTCTCATTAGTGGATATTGTTATTTCAAGCAAAGGAAGTGTTTCTTTCAGACTTTCCCGTTCTTTTTTTAGTTTTTCCTCTTTTTCTCTTTTTTCTTTTTTTATCTCTTCAATTAGCAAAGGACGTTCAGAAAATAGAAAATATAAAAGAAGGAGTATCAAGAAAAAAGAAACATCAATAGTAATAAATAGAACAGGCTCTCCAAAAATTTTAATTCCATATTTTTCAATAAAAATTATAAAATAATAGATAGAAATAGTTGATAATGCAAATAGAATTGTTTTAATAATGTAAAATTTACGTTTTGTCATGGTATTATGTTTTTTTGTTTATATATAACAATAAGCTCTTCTACAAGGGCTTGTCGAGCATCTTCATAAAACCAAAAATAATATTCAGAGTTCAGCGGCTCTGCCTTTTTGTTTAGAATACCATAGTTATAGGGAGGAGCTTCTTTTACTTCTCCATCTTCTTCATAGTGTTCTATTTTGTACCATATTTCACTATGTAAATTATGCTCTCTAAACCATTTAAAGACTTGTTCCCAAGCAGGAATAGATATACAACCTTTCGTCTTATTATAATTGAAATACTTCAATTCTCTCAGTTCTATAACATTGGGAGCCTCATTATGTATTCTTTCTTCTATTTCTATACACTGATATCCCATACCACTTATTGCTTCGGAGTTATAATACAAGCAAGGTTCATTAAAACCAATTTTTTTGAGTTCCCTGGCTATCTCTATAGGGACAAGCCAAGAGGGATAATTTTCTTTATTCATGTTCTTTATTTTTATTTGTTAATAATTTCTCCTAAACTAAGTACAAAGTATCTTTTTCCTTTTTCTGCACCCCATTCGCTCTTTCCTATACCTTGGGTGATACTTTTTAGTTTTATTGTAAATTGTGGGGCGTTGGTAGCATACCCATTACGAAAGATGACCTTATCGTATGTTTTTCCCATAAGTCGCTTTTCCCAGTAAGGTTTGATTTCTCGGTATTCTTCCTTCTTCTCTCCTGAGAGAATGAGGTCAAACCAGTTTTTCTTGAGTGTAAGGTGTAAATATTTCATGTTCTATTTCTTTATTTTAAATGTCCAAATTCTGTCTAATATTCCAAACTTTACAAACGTTATAACATCTCTTTTTGACTATAAAACACTGATTATAAACAGTTTTGAAATGTCCAAATTCTGTCTAATATTCTTCTATTTTAATCATTAAAAACTACATACACAGCCGTCAGTTGTTTCAAATGGAAAGGATAGCTGTATGGGTTCTTGGGCTAACTTTACCAAGTCTTCTATACTCCTACGATCCCTAAACATAGTACTCTGATAGGTGCTTTCCATTTCCTTAAACCAATCAATAAAGCGGGTGCCGTATCTGATATTATCTATAAGGTTAGGAGTACTCTTTTTCCAACACAACTCGCAATTGCCAAACTTATTATGTATTCCGAGTTTGAAAGGTTGGCTATCCCAAAATTTGTTGAGTTCCTGCTGTCCTATAGGCACTTCAAAGTCTGTCAGCAGCGGAAATATACGCTTAGTGTCGACTTTTATCTCTGCCCAGCTAATACGCTTGGGCATATCCTCCTTGCGGTAACCAATAGCTAATTGATAGCTATTCTTTCCAAATACATCATCGGCAAACTTCTTACTTGGGAGGCTTTTAAGGTTCTCAGAGCAATAAGGAGCTTTCATATTGGGTAACCCACTGAATATGCCTTTATTCTTATTAGCTATCATTTGGGCAAACACTTTAGCCTCCATGTCCATAGTGTCAAAATCTACTACCTTATAGCCTACTCCTACACCTTTCTCCGTGGAATATACCCCCTCTATGATTGTAAGAGGAATTTTCCAGTACTTCACTATATTCTTCAGAAAGTCAATGGTTTCGGGTCTTTCCATTCCTGTATTGCAGAAAACAAAGGCTTTATTATAATCAGCATATTTGGGGTAGGTCTGTATATGCCGAGCCATATGTGCCGAGCTGCGCCCTCCTGATACGGTTACAAGTAGGTTTTTCATTCATCTTCGTCTTTAAAAATTACTCGTTCACCTTTTAGTTTTTGTTTATATGAGTAAAGAATTTTGGCTAATGTCTCTACAATAATTTCTATAGTTTTACCAGCTTCTCCATCTTTTCCTAAATAAAATACATCTGTTAGCATATCTATTTGAGCATTATTTAGCCCTGTTTTTATATGTGTAACATACTGATTATTTCCTTTCTCTACTAACTCAATAGAGAGTGCTCCTAATATTCTATTTTTTTTCATCTTTGATAAATTTTCTATTAGACATTTTAATTGTGTTAATTTTAATAATTACTTAAAGAAACCATACTTCTGTACATTTTGTCCTTAGCCCTTTCCAATTCAGTAATTTCAGAATTTTGCATTAAAATAGCATTTAATTCTTTTCCTTCTTTAAGAGCTTTATCAAACTCATCTTTTGTAATTTCTTCTAAGTCCTTTTCATCTTTCATTGTTCTTTTAATTTCTGTTTTCATTGTTCTGTTATTTTTTCTAAATCGGACACAGCTACCAGAGTAGTGTATTTACCAACCCTTACTCTGTATATACAGTTTTCGTAAATCATATTAATGCTATTAATGCTAATAATAACACCTTCTATATTCTTAGAGATTATTCTTACTTTGTCATCTTCTTTAAAGCGAACTTCTTCTCTTTTTTTGTTTTGTTTCATGGTTCTGTAATTTTTAATCGTTTTGCTATTAATTCTACTATATCCACGGTTACGGCATTGCCAATGAGTTTGTAGCGTTGGGTACGAGCTATGGACTTGATTGTACCATTATAGTCACCATATTGTGTCCAATTGTCAGGAAAACCTTGTAGGCGTTCGCATTCTATTTCTGTAAGACGTCGCATTCTATTAATTGCATAGTTACTATTATGTCTTGTCAGTGATGGACTTATTCCCTTTTCGTCAAATACTCTATTTTGTTGGTAGGGCTGTCTGCCATTGGATTCTGTGGAAGGGTTTATTTGTATCACAGTCATGTCTGAGTGTAATCCTCCTGAGTGTCCGCCTCCTGTAAGGGTGCTTGCTTCCTTGGGAATGATATAGGTGTCGTCAGTACTCATCCTACCATTTGCTTTGAGAGTGGTACTAATCGGGGCTTGTGATTGACTTTGCGCTTTTGTTGTAGGAGGGAAATCATTTTTTCCGATAGGAAATACTCCTGGGACACTTCGTCCTGCAAGATGTCCGATAAGGTATATCCGCTCTCTATTTTGGGGTAGCAGCCACTTTGTATTAAGCAATTGCAATTCAAGTCTATAACCACCAATGTTGGCAAAGGCTTGGAGAATTGCCCAAAAGTCTGCGCCAGCATTTGAGGAGAATGCTCCCTTAACATTCTCCCAGACAAATACACTTGGTCTGATGTCAGCAATGAGGGCAATTGCGTGCTGGATAAGGCTACTTTTGGAGCCTGCAAGCCCCTTTCTTCTTCCAGCAAGTGAAAAATCTTGGCAAGGCGATCCAAAGGTGATAATATCAATTCCTGTAAGGTCTGTGGATCGAATAGTGGTAATGTCTCCGAGGTTGATTGCATGGGGAAAATTGTATTTATAGTTTGCGATTGCGTGTTTGTCTATCTCACTAAAATAGTGCTCTGTAAATTGGTAGCCTGCCCGCTGAAATCCGAGCGAAAAGCCACCTATGCCGCTGAACAGGTCAATGATTTTCATGTCTCATTTTTTCATAGTTTTCATAGATAAATCCTAACAAATTTAGATATTCGATATCTATTAATTCTTCCGAGTAGGTCTTTTCTTTTTTGAACTTTGTTGCGCAATTAATATGAAGTAAATTGCCTTCTTCACTTATTCCTGTAATTTCAACAATACTATATCCTCTATAGTATTTGATATAATCTTCTATAAGAGCAAGAAAATTATCTTTTTTTCCAAATTCTATCATTTTCATATTTTTATATTTAATTCAACTATTTAAAAAGGTTTTATATTTGTAAACTTAGAAGTAGGCATATTTACTCTGTAACGTTCTGAAAGAATGCCTCCATGTCTGTTTTTCTGTATAATAACTTCTACTTGGTTATCTGTCAATTCATTATTGTATTCAGGCACATCCCAGGTCTTAATATTATAATATTCGGGGCGATAAAGAAAAAGCACCTCATCTGCATCTTGCTCTATGGCTCCTGAATCTCTTAGATCCGATAGTAGAGGACGTTTATCGTTGCGTTGTTCTACATTTCTTGATAGTTGAGAGAGGGCTATTACAGGTATATTTAGATCCTTGGCAATTCCTTTTAGACTGCGGGAGATGTAAGATATTTCGTTTTCCCTATTCTTAGCTTTCTCATAAGTGATTAGCTGTAAATAATCCACAAAGAGAATATCTATATTATGCTTGAGTTTCATCATTTTAGCTTTAATTTTTAGGTTTTCTATGGATATAGCCGAGGTATCATCTATATGTATATTCATTTCCAATAGATTAGGTTTCATTTGTATATATCGTTGTACTTCTATATCTTTCAATCCTTTCCTGAGAATGGATGAGTTGGGTATATCTGTATAATTGGTGATGATCCTGCCCGCTATTTGCTCTGCGGACATTTCCAATGAAAAAACTCCTACAGACTTACCTATCATAACCATATCCACCACTTGTTGTACTAAGAAAGCCGTTTTACCCATCCCAGGGCGACCCGCCACAATTGTAAGATCTGAATTTTGCCAGCCTCCGAAAGCCTTATTAATGATAGCAAGTGAGCTTTCAAGTCCCATAGGTTTCCCCCTCATGATATTTTCAAAGTTCTGCTGTACCTTCTCTACGAGTTCTGAGAACGGCTTTTGTTGCTTATTATTTTCGATGAACTTATCTACAAATAGAGTATCAAAATATTCAAAGGCTTTATCTCTAATATCCATTATATCCCTGTCTGGGTCGTTGGCAAAGTGCAATAATGTAGAGAATTTAGTGATAAAGTCCCTCTTTACAGCGTTCTGTACCAAAACCATAAGGTGAAATTCCATGTGTGCAGTAGTCGTTACCTTGGATGTCAATTCTACACAATAAGGAGATAGTTCCTTGGATAGACCTCTCTTTCTTAGTTCCTTACTTATCAGTAGTAGATCCACAGCCTCATTCTTGTTCCAAATGTCCATTATCACCTCAAAAAGTGTCTGATGAGCAGGTGCAGAAAATAAAGACACATTGAGAATGGTATAATATTTCCCTATTAACTGGCATTCTACAATAAGATTTCCCAGTACTCTTTGTTCTATCTCTATGTCTATAGTATCATTCATTGTACGTTGATTTAGGTCTGTTTATTTTAGGAATATTAAAAATATTTCCTTGATTAGAATTTTTCAAATAAGGCATGGTACTTTTCAAGGTTGATTTCCAATTGAGGATAGGTTTACCATATCCATTTACCCAATTATTTTCATTCCACGTTTCATATTTTGTTTTTAGATGAGGTATTAAACTTTCCTCATATAACTCTAATGTTTTAGCATATTCAATGAATTCCTCAAGAGTAGGAGTCTCTATATTTAGTTTAGGTTTGCTCTGTTTTGGAGGTGGTGGAGGCGTTGCTACAGAAGATGCTGTAGGTGGTACTTCTATAGTAGGAGATGTATCTATAGCTGGCACTATCACTTCTTGAGATACTTTTTTCTTTTCTGCAACAGGAAGCTCTTTATTGCTTTTTCTGACACTATAATCAAGAATTATTTTATAGAATGTAGGATAGCCATTGGTGATTTGATAACTAATAAGTCCCAAGTTCCGCAATATATCCTTGTTTTTCCTTATAGTATTTCTATCCATTTTTAGCTTTCTATTTATTTCTATATCAGAAAACTCAAAGTCTTTTTGCCCTTCTACATCCCATTTTTCCAACAAAAATAAATAGAGACTTATAGCAGACGTGTTCAAAGGACATTCCTTTACAAATAACCAAAATTTTCTTATTAATTCGAGATATTCCATCATTTCTTATCTTTAATGTTATTGAATAGCTCTAAGGCCTTGTCCTTATCTATGATTATCATCTTTCCATTTTGGAATATAGCCTCATCCAAAATTCCTGATGCCTTTATTCTGCTTGCTTTTGAGCGAGAACATCCTAATGTCTTAGCCAATCCTTTAATACCATATTCATACTTACTATTCTTTGCAGAAAATAAAAGTTTTATTTGTGCGTTTTGTAATTCTAAGAACTCGCCTACTGTTAGTTTAAATAGTGGTGTATCATTATCCATAGTTTAAAATACTTTTATTCCCTTATGATAGCCGTTCCAGTTTTTAGGAGGATACAGCTGTTTATTCCTTAATAGCTCCCGAAGTACTTCTACCTCATCTAATAGATCTTGGGAGACTTCCTTTAATTTCTTACGTTGTTCTTTCTTTGCTTGCTCCTCCTGACTACCTTGTAGCATACCAATGAGTGTTTGTTTGTCAGTATCTGACAAATCAAACTGGGTTATGGTATTATATGCTATTTGTACAAGAGGGTTCATGAGATCCATTTAACGTTTGAGTTCGTATATCATTGTTTCAAGTTCGTGACGAAGTTTGTTTTTATTGAGTAATGCTTTGTGATAGAGTGCCTGTACAATCTCAGGGTTATAGGTATTATAATACAGAACACTCTTTACTGTATTCTTATTAAAGCCATATTCTTTGGCCACAGCTACTAAATCTCCCTTGAGTAGGTTGGCACGGATAAGGTCAAATAGCTCTAGCTGCAAGTCTTTATTTTTATTTGAGGGAAGTAGTTTGCCTTGGAGGGCTATTTTTTCCATTTCAATAAAATATCTACGCGCTTGCTTGCCTTTTTCTGTTTTCTCTACCATGGAGAGTTCTTTTGCCATGTCAAGGGTCAGAGCATATTCTTTTGAAGGGCGGCCTCCATTGGAGTTTTCGCCAATTTGGGCGAAAACCTCATAGTCCTGATTTTCTATAAACCCATATTCTTCTATACGTCCTTTTATCCAATTGGAAAAGTCCCTACCCACCTCTAAGAATTGGTGAAGTTCTCTGGCGGATACAGCTCTTTGGCCATCCCTTTCTGTGATTTTTATAAGCTCATTCATAATTCTGTATTTTCTATATATTCCAATAAAATATCTCTATTTTTCATTCCCATTTGTGAAATGAAAGACAACCACAGATAAGGTGATATAATATCTTCTGCTGGAATTTTATCATACAACCGCTCATATCTTTCTTGGAGGACTTCTTTTAATTTCATAAGATCCTCTTGGGGTATCTTCCCTTTAAAAATGTCCTCTATTGTGTCTATGATATCTTCGTGTTTTAAGAAGAAAATAACCTTAAAAAATTGTTCCCTATTCATTTTTTATGTCTTTTATAATGTTCTGACTCTCAATATAATCACTAAAGATTTCTTCCTCGGTATAGCCTTGTTCTTTGTAGAACATCACGGCTTCCCAGAGTCTGAGTATGCGGCTATCCCTGTTCCTGCGAATAGAACTTAACAACGATCCCTGCTGAATGCCTATTTTCTTAGCAAGCTCCATACTGAAGTTATTATCTGTCAGTATCTTTTCTGTAATAGTGTCACTAATTTTCATTTCATTTCAATTAAATTTGATATTATTTTTTCTATTAATTTTTCTCTCATGCATTTCTATACCAAAAGGTATATATAAGCCAACTAAATAGATAATAGCGAGTTTCTGTATATTGTAACTCACCAATTTTATTTAGGTGGTAATACTTCTTAGTTTTTACAAACTCAGTACTCAATTTTTCTAAGGTTGGGGCTATGACTTTCAT